ATGGCAAGCATTATTGAACGAAAAAACAAGGCCGGAGTCGTTACCCGGTATCAAGTGAAGTGGCGAGAAAAAGGCCAACAACACAACGATTCTTTCGACTCTCTGGCCAAAGCCGAGATGTTCAAGAAGGTGCTCGAACTCAACGAGCACGACGGCGACAAAGCCTATTCCCAGATCCTCCGTACCGCCTCGCGTGCCCCCTCAATCGAGCAGGTTGCAGTCCAGCACTTACGGCGACTATCCGACATTACTGTTCACACGATGCACACCTATGAACGGATGATCGAAAACCACTTCAAAGGCAACATAGGCGACATTCCGTGCGACATGCTCTCAGAAGAGGATATTGCTGAATGGGTGATGTGGATGCGAGGGAAAGACCTCTCGCCTAAGACCATCAAAAATGTCCACGGGTTCCTGTACTCGGTCATGGGTACGGCGATCTACAAAGGGCATCGACCAGATAACCCCTGCGAGCACACGCGCCTCCCGAAGAGCGACCACACCGAGGACAAAACGACTTTTCTCACCAAGGCGGAGTTTGCTCTAATCCTGAGCCATTTGGATCAGTATTTTCACCCGTTCTTCCTCCTGTTGGTCGGGACAGGAATGCGCTTCTCTGAAGCCACTGCCCTACAGCCAGGGGATTTCTCAGACGAACAAGGCACGTACACAGCACGCGTAACTAAGGCCTGGAAACGCGACGATAAGAACGGTCGCAAGATCGGCCCGCCAAAAACTGAGAATGCGCGCCGAACAATTCCACTCACCGCAGACCTGGCCAAGAAGATCGCATTTCAGGTCAGTATCACCGAACTAGACGAATACGTGTTCACCATGAAAGAGGGTGGAGCGGCGACCGTCCAAGCAATGCATAACAAGGCTTGGAAGCCAGCCCTCAGGGCCGCTAAGAAGAGCGGCCTGAAGAAATCGCCACGCATTCACGACCTGCGCCATACGTACGCCTCGTGGATGCTCTCAGGGGATAACCCGATGAGCATCTTCGAGCTGTCGCGCCTCATGGGGCATGAGTCAGTGAACACCACGACGAAGGTCTATTCGCATCTCATGCGCGAGTCGCTAGTCAAGGGCGCTGACGTCATGGGCAACGCTATGTCAGGGCTCTTCAACATCCAGACCGTCAAAAAGGTAGAGCAGAGCAAAGCTAAGGCAATCGAGCAGTAGGCAGTATGTGCAACCCCGCTAGGTCTGGTGATCTGGCGGGGTTTTATTGTTGCTTAAACGTTATGGTCATTTATTGCACACTCTTGATTTTCTCGCGTACCATTCTTAGTGTTTGCATAAAATAACCTGCGCATTCCCCGTAGGTGATTGACTAAGGAGAGACCTTGACCATTCAAGCACCAGTGAAAACTGGCAGTGGTATGGGCGTTGCTTCGCTCGTTCTGGGCATTGTGGCTGTTATTTTCGCTCTGATTCCGTTCGTTGGAATCGTAGCCTTCTTTATCGGCGGGGTCGGCCTTATCTTAGGCGCTATCGTGCTGTTCCAGAAGAACCGTAAGAAGGGCGTTGCGATTGCTGGCGTAATCCTCGCGGTGGCCTCATTCATTATTGCTGGCGTTGTTACTAGCGCGACAGCAACCGCCGTAAGTGACGCAATGAATGAATCCGGCGTTTCGGTGGATACTCAGACACCTGAATCCAAGGCGGGTGAAGAAGCGGCTGTTGCAGACGAGAAGTCTGATGATGTGCCGACCGAATACAAGTCGGCTCTCAAGAGCGCGGAAAACTACAATAGCGTTGCACCTCTCAGCAAGCAGGGGTTGCTTGACCAGTTGAGCAGCGAGTATGGAGACAAGTTCTCGAAAAAGGCCGCTCAGTACGCAGTCGATAACGTTGATGCTGACTGGAAAGAGAACGCGGTGAAGTCCGCAAAGACTTACCAGGAGACCATGAGCATGTCACCGAGCGCAATTCAAGATCAACTATCCAGTTCAGCTGGAGACAAGTACACGAAAGAAGAAGCGGCTTACGCTGTTAAGCAGTTGGACTAGCTTTTCCCTGACAAAACCCCCACCTCAAACGTGGGGGTTTTGTCATTTAACGCGAAGGTCAAAATCAGGTAACGATTTGTCGCTGACGCCGACTTGTTTCGGTCATTGTCTGAAGCTGGGTGTAAGCTGATTTCAACCTCTCATTCGAACAAACTTTCGAACTAATAGGAGAATATAGTAGTGCCCCAGAGCATTGACCAGATGACCGAACTTATGAATTCAATTGACCCGAACGTACTTGCCGCAGAGTGGAATCTCTCCCGAAATGCAGTAAGGTCACGCCTCAATGGAGAACGTGACCTTACCTTGTCGGAGGTTGGCGCTCTGGCCGACCTGGTGGGTATTGACTTGCTATTGCATTCTCTCGGTCGCTCTTTTCATGAGAACCATCGGGTCTATTCCTAGACCCTCTGATAATGCTGCCAGCGTAGGGATGTCTATTTCCCGTTTGCCGGTTAGGTAGCGCATAACAGACTGTTCCTTCAGCCCTGAGGCATCTGCCAACTGGGCGTAGGTCCAGTCTTTTATTTTTCGCTCACCTTGCAATTGCTCACGTATTACGCGAGGGAGATTGTCCTTGTAGGTTCCCATACGGATAACTATAGCATCAAATTGGACAGTTCGACTATCCAAATTTATGGAATTACAAGCTTGCAACTATCCAAATGGTAAGTTACGCTATTCATATGGACACAACAACTAAACGAGTCATCGAAAATATTCGTGGCGTATCGAAGTTCTTGCGACGATCAAATAAGAACATCGCGGAAACTGTTGGGATTGCGATTGCCACCTACGATCGAAAGATCAATAAGACGGGCGCATTCACCATTGAAGAATTTGCAGCAATCGCAGACACCCTGAAGGTGACTCCCATTGATCTCTTTTCAAAGGACCTGGCAACGCTCATTGATGAACTGCCAGATTTACTCACGGAGGCAGCGTGACCGCCGCCCCTGAGTATCGGACACCGGCAGACGTCGCCAGCATCCTCGGGATTAGCCGCCAAATGGTCTACAACAAGATTCATTCCGGCTCATGGGAATGCACGAAGATCAGCGACAGAACCTACCGGTTCGATGAAGAGCAGTTCGAGCGAATCACTTCAGGCCGAAACACGCGGCCTATGAAATCGAACCGCGCACGGTTCGAGGCAGCACTCAATAAAATCGCCTAAATCTAGGCACTAGCTCATTCGAGCACCTTCGCCCCACAGTCTGGGCAACCATTCACACTAAGTCAGCCGTTTGGCTGCAAGCTCACCAGTTTTAGAAAGGTCTAATTGTCATGCCCAAAAACATGATTCCCCCGTTCGTTCAGCTCAAGAAGATGTTCAAGGAATGCGCTGTTGCTGCAGGGGAGAAGCTTTCTGATAGGAACGCGCACCGTATGGCGCAGGGTTTCATGTTGTCGAATGCTTGCGAGTGTTCTGAAGATGAACAGTATTTCCTTGCTCATTCGGACGGCACGGGCGAGACGGCTGTGAAGAACGCGCTGATTGATTACATCAATAGGTTTGGTTCTTTGAAGCCTCGGGCGGTGACGGTGTGAATCCGACTGTTGAGCGTTTACTTACGGCTGTTGAGCGGTTGGATGCGGAGATTGTTTGTTTGCATCCTCGCACTCACCGCGACCGGCTAATTGTTTTGGCTGGCCGTCGCGTTCATATTGCCGACCAGTTAGACCGCCTAGGCATTGCTGTATCTAAGCCGGGAATTCCGGCGCACTCATAAAGAAAGGTTGCAACATGAGTTTGCAAGTATTGAAGGGATGATGTTCAATGCCGAGAAAATCGGAGAATGACGATTGGGATCGACGGCCTAGATGCAGAATGAGCCAATTGTCATGGGCGCGGAGGAATCGCTAAGACGCATCGTTTGGATTTGCGGGATTTCAATGATTTCCCGCGCCAATAATCCACCACAAGCTTTTCTGAATTCGCTGCAATAGTCCGCACAGAAGTGATTTTTACATAGTCGTTTGGCTTGTGGGGCGTACTGACCCCACGGCTATACGTGGTTCCTCCCCACCCATCAGGCATTGTTAAAAATCCAATGGTGAGCGTTTCATGACTGGTATTCGTCAGCAGCCATGAGTCATTTTCGAAATGCTCAATTTTCCAATCTTGCCGAGTAAGTCTTAACTTCCAGTCTGTCCTGAATGATCGCCAAGCACCGTAACCGCCGAGCAATATCGAGCAACACCATGCGACCCATTCGGCCCATTCCCATTCGTTCACAAGATGAACAATACCCAAAAACGAAACCTGCTAGAAGCAACCTAGCGGGTTTTGTCATTCCAGAAAGGAAATCATGACCCCCAGTGAGGCAATTATTGCCATTTGCATGCTCGCGTCGTTTGTTTTCATGACGGTGGCCGGTAATTATGCGATCAATTCGAAGGCGGAATCGGAACGTGCAAAAGACGCTCTTCGCCGGATGAAGAGAGCCGAAGGTGAAAATTCTCTTGCCGGGGAATCTGAGCAGACCCGAATACGGAAATTGAAGTCTGAGCACCCGGATGAATGGTGATAGGGAACGGCTCAAGCGGACGAACCGCGTAGAACTTATCGGAATTCACGAGTTCCACCACGATAATTTCCTCAACTGTGGTATTCGTGAGCATCACTTTTCGCCCCGATTTTAGGGCTACCGTTGTGGCTTTCAATGGCGGCAAGCTGAGTCGTTCAACGAGTTTACGTAGTTCGGTAGCGGTTGATTCGGCAGCTTCTACTCTACGGTCTGCGTTAGCTTCTGCCTTTTCGGCAGCTTTACGAGCTTTCCCGGACTTGTTCGCCGACCACCAGGACCAGATAGCGAATAGCAAGGTCAAAACAGTGAGCCCGACCATTATCCAAGCATCCATAGTTATCGGTGCTGTTGCGGTCTCGACGGGAGTCATTGAAGGTGATTGAAAGATCATGCTCCCAAGTATCCCAAATAAAAGTAAGGCCACCAGGTGCGAACTGGTGGCCTTTGTTGTTCCTGAAAGGAATTCATCATGATCAGTTTACCCGCGCCGGTTCCGGCGCTTGAGCCTGTGACTATCGGCGGTTTGCCAATGTCTCGCGTGACTGTCCGCATCAGTAAGTGGCATAACCCTTTTGAGCTGTACCTGATTTGCGCGGGCGCACGCTTCTACGTGGCTGATAACCGGCTTGGCAAGGGTTGGATTTTCCGGCATAAGTCGCTTGCTCGTTGCATCGAATTTGCGACGGCTAAGGCGAACGCTTACGTGCGCACTGAATGGGCAGCGTTCAACCGTAAGAAGACACTCAATGGTTAGCACGGTCGGGTTGCCGGTTCCGATGCTTTTTGAGTCTTCGAAAGAAGAGTTTTTCGAAGCGTTTTTGAACGCGGTTGCTGAGCTGATTGGTGAGGCGCGGCCGTTCACTAACGATGACGTTCGTAAACGCCTGGACAGTGAGCCTCGCGAATCAAATTGGTACGGGGCAGCCATGGGGCGTGCTGTTGCCGAGTTTTCGCTTATTGAAGTCGGCTATAGCAAGTCGCGCACTAGGTCACGTAATGGCGGGCGCCTGATTCTTTGGGAGCCACGGAAAGAAAGGTCTGAATCATGAATGACGAAGAAATGTCGTGGGATGCATGGCTGTGGGTTCTAGGGCTCGCGGGCGTTGCGGTGGGGTTGGGCATCTGCTCATTCGCCCTTCTAGGAATCGTCTTAGGGGTTGAAGCGTGAGCGACCTAGGGCACGCCCAAATCGTAGAAATCCTGAAGGGTGAAGCGCTCAATGAAGCCGCTACGGGCTGGCTTTCCGACCTTGCCCGCCGTGGCCTTACGTGGAATGACCGGGGCGAAATTATCGTCATTGGCGACTGGTTCGGCTCGGTAGACGTTGGACACCTTGCTGAAGTGGTGGAACGCATGGTCAGTGAGCATGCGAACGCTCGCATTGCCCGCGTTGAGTCCTTGGTTCGGTATCTGGAAAAACTTGCGGACGGCGATAAGCATTACGCCCGACTGATCAAACGCGCCTTAGACGGCGACGAAATCAACACAACTACTTAGGAGAAATCAAACATGTCAAACAGTCTTCCAGGCAACCCGCACGCGTTCGCCGCTGCCGATGCGTTGCGAGATACCCCAGTCTCGGTTGAAGAGGCATACAAGCATCTAGCCCAAGCGACCACACAGGCGGCCTTGTCGGTTGCTTTCGAGATTCGTACACAGACGCTTCTTCAGGCGAATCTTCACAACCGGCGCGAGGCAACTCGCATGCATGGCGGGAATTTCGAGGGCATGCCCGAAGACGTTCGCGAAATGATCAGGGAACAAGGCGCACTGATTGACGAACGGTTGGGGAACGAACTGTGAGCCGGTACCCGCACCCGTACCAACAGCATTGCGATTCCGATTGCGGTTGCTGTGAACCTCAAGCCGATTCAAACGAATCGGCTTTTTCTATACCCGAAAGTGAGAACGACATGCCCCTAGAAATCTTTGACAAGATCGAGCAGGGAACAGACGAATGGTTTGAACAACGACGTGGACTGGTAACCGCGTCGGCGGTCGGTTTGCTGATCACCACTAAGACGATGAAGCCCGCGAACAACGACACTTCGCGAGGTCTAACCCGTTCACTTGCCGCCGAACGAATCACCGGATTTGTTGAGCCGTCTTTCAGCTCACGCGACATGGAGCGTGGAACATTGGATGAACCTCTAGCCCGCGACAAGTACAGCGAACACTATGCTGAAGCCCGCGAGGTTGGTTTTATGACTCGCGAAATCGGCGGCTACAAAATCGGGTATTCGCCAGACGGTCTTGTTGGTGAAGACGGGCTAATTGAAATCAAGTCTCGGCTGCAGAAGAAGCAGCTCGAAACAGTTCTTGATGATTGCGTGCCACCCGAAAACATGGCTCAAATTCAGTGCGGGCTACTGGTTAGCGGGCGCGAATGGTGCGACTACGTGAGCTATTGCGGTGGCATGAAGCTCTACGTCAAGCGCGTCTACCCAATCCAAGAATGGCAAGAGGCAATCAAGCGCGCACTTGTGGCCTTCGAAGAGAACGCTGAAGACATGATCAGTGAATACTACGAACGCACCGCTTCGATGCCCGACACTGAGCGCGTGGACCATTACGCAGATATTGAGGCTTGGTAACTCATGGATTGGTCAACAGCCTTCGATGCTAAGTCTGACCAGCTGAACGCGATTGACCTTATTACTGGTCCGCGCACGTTCACGATTGAGTCAATTAGCAAGGGCAATAGTGATCAGCCGATGAACATTCATTTGGTTGACCTGCCTGGGCGTGCGTACCGGCCTTCGCTGACTATGCGCCGGTTCATGGCGAAAGTTTGGGGCCGTGTTGATAACTGGATTGGAAAGCAACTAACCCTGTACCGAAACCCTGAAATCAGGTTTGGCAAGGACAAGGTTGGGGGCATTGAAATCAGCCATGTTTCGGGTATTGAGAAGCCTATGACGTTCTTGCTACCGGGTGCGCGTGGGGCAAGGTTCAAGAACTATAAGGCTGAACCGTTGACGGTGACCGCAGTTAGCGCGGAGCCGACTATCACGCAAGAGCAGTGGGGCGTATTCGAGCAGGCCGCAAACAATGTTGGCGTCCAAGCCCCTGCCCAGTTTGCGGCGCAGGTACTTGCCAGACCGTTGAACGGACCGCACGAAATCACTTTGCACGAATACGCCGTTATCACGGAGAAACTAGGAGAAAACACGAATGTCTGACATGACGGTTATCGGTAATCTGGCCGCCGATGCTGAGTTGAAGGTGACGCAATCCGGCGCACCTTATTTGAAGTTCCGTCTCATGGAAAACAAGTCACGCAGGCTCGATGACGGTTCCTACGAAACACTAAAATCGCAGGGTTTCAACGTAACCGTTTGGGGTTCGTTGGGTGAGATGCTTTTTGAACGTGGCCTTAGGGAAGGCGACCGGGTAAAGGCGGTTGGTGAATTTTGGTCACGCGATTACGACAAGCAAGACGGTTCGCCGGGCGTTGCCATGGACTTCACCGCCTGGGGTGTTCATCCGTTCGATAAGGGTCGCGACCGGCCTACCCCGCAGCAACAACCGCCAGCGCATCAGAGTGGTGGCTATGGTGTTCCGCAGAGCTCGCAACAACCTACACAGCAAGGCGGTTGGGGCAACCCTCCACAGCAACAGCAACAGCAACAGCCTCAACAGGGCGGCGGGTGGAATCAGCCACAACAGCAACAGCAACCGCCCGCGCAGAACGCCCCGCAACAAGGTGGGGGATGGAACGCCCCAGTATTCGACCCTTGGACCGCTTCAGGCAACCCCGGCGAAGGTTGGGGAAACCAGCAGTAACACAGAGCCGTAACAGGCTCTTTTTTTATACCCAAAAACGGGGCTAGCCGAAACGGTTAGCCCCGTAGAACAAGTTAGGAAAACTTTGTCAGGCGTTGTTCTCTACTCAAAACCCGATTGCGTTCAGTGTGATCGAACCAAAAAGTTGTTCGAAACGAAAGGCGTTATCTACACCGAAGTTGACCTTGCTAAGGACACGGACGCGTTCAAGTTCGTGACTGAAAAGCTCGGCTATTCTTCGGCCCCCGTTGTCGTGACCGAGAACGACCATTGGTACGGGCTTAGGCCGGACAAGATCAGCCAAATAAACCAAACCTTGTAAACCAAAAAACAAGCTTGAAAGGCACACCAAATGCACGCACCAAACAAACGCGGAAAAATCGCCGTGGCAGTCGCCGGAATCCTCGCGTTCGGCCTCGCACTTGCCGGATGTACGAATGCCGAAATGGCTTCGCACAACCTGAGTAAAGACGCTGACCATTTCGAAGTCAATCGGCGAATCGTCATGTTCAACGGAATCACGGACAAGTACCTGTTGAGCATCGAAGGCCATTGTTCAATCAAGGACGCAAACGAGCAGCTTGAAGTGACTTGCCGTTTGGCCGACAACCAGTACAAGAAGCACATTCTTGGGCTGAGCGACAACGTGTCCTATTTCGTTGAACAGATGGAATCGAACGATGTGAGCGTCTATCACTACAAGGTCATTTTCAAGCCAGAAACAATCGTGCCTGATTTAGAAATGCAGACCGGCAAACAGTAACTAGAAAGGTTTCCACCATGGACGCATTGAGCATCATTCTTACAATCGGCGCTGTTATCGCCGGGCTAATAATCCTTTGGGCGGTTATCGCCCTAGTCTTCTGGCTGTTCTTCCGGCGCTCATTTGTCCGGTTCAACGACCGAGCCGACGAACGTCACGAAGTGTTCCGGCGAAGCAACGGATTCTTCTAAACCACTAACCGCCCACCGAGGCGGTTTTTTCTTGCCCGAAAGGCCGGGGCAACTCGCCCCGGCCTCAACCAAAGGAATCAGACATGACCAAAATCAACGAGCTGGAAATCAAGAATTTTCAGAAGATCGAAGCCGCCCGTGTCGCCCCGTCGAATCACCTAATCGTCTTCGCCGGTAAGAATGCACAAGGCAAAAGTTCGGCGCTGAACGCCATTGAGGCGGCTCTTACCGGGCACAATTCACGCAACAACCCGCGCCCAATCCGTGAAGGCGCTAAACGCGGTTCAGCGAAGATAACCCTTGATAACGGGTTGACCATTGACCGCCGTTACACGTCTTCAGGTACAACGCTGACTGTGAAGTCTGAGGACGGTGGGAAACATGGTCAGTCGAAACTTTCTGACCTTATCGGCAACCTTGGTATAGACGTTTCACAGTTCACGATTCTGGGGGAGAAACAACAGCGGGCGGCGTTGTTGGATGTTGTCCAGTTGCCGTTTAGCCCTTCAGAGTTGGATGCGCGCCGAAAGAGTGTCTTTGATTCTCGCACGGATGTAAACGCGGAGGTTCGCAAGCTAACCGCCCTGGCTAACGACTTGCCCGCAGTGTCGCCCAACGTGCCTGAGGTTGAAGTCAGTTTTGCTGAGCTCGCTGAACAGTTCCGGCAAGGCGAAGAGCTCAACCGGCGAATTGATCAGGCTGACGAACGCGTGACAGATGAGGCTGGCGAAGTGAACCGCTTGAGGTACGAACTTCAATTAGCTGAGAGCCGTCTTCGCGAGGCGCGAGAGCATGCGTTAAGCGCACCCGAGCGGGTAGACACTGAAGCGATTCAGGTGCAGATCAACAGCATCGAAGAAACTAACCGGGCGGTGCGCGACAACAACCGGGCGAAACGCGTACGCGACGATTTGGCGGGCGCGCAAGCATCAGCCGACAAGTTGACCGCAACCCTAGAAGAAATCGACCAGACAAAGAACGACGGGCTAGCACAGGCAATCTTCCCCGTGCCCGGCCTCGCCTTTGACGAAGAAGGGTTGCTTTACAACGGCGTACCGTTCAGCCGGGCAAGCGACGCTGAGAAAGTCCTTGTCTCGGCAGCCATGATGATAGCTCGCGAACCTGAGCTACGAACGCTAATCGTTCGCAACGGCAACAACCTGGACGAAGCTCACCTGAACGAGCTTCGACTCATGGCCGAACATCACGACTTCCAAATCTTCGTTGAACTAGTCGCCGAAACCGGCAACTTTGAGTACGTCTTCCACGAAGGCAACCTAGCCGAATAACCGCCCCCCCCAACATCAGAGGCCGTTCGCATTCTTGCGGGCGGCCTTTGGTGCACCCAGACCAGAAAGAGAAATGAACGATGACGCAAGGAAATATGCCTTCGCGGTGCGTCGAATGCGATTCGCTCCTACACATGGTAGTCCGATGAACGAAAAACCATGTTGCCCAGAATGCAAAGGCTCGGCGCCTTGGCACTTTTGCAAGAACAAATACGTGAACTACCGCCAGCCCGGTTGCAAATGCCACCAAAAGCAAGACCGCCTATCCCGCCTCAAAGAAGCCCAGCTTTACCGCGACCCAACCCCCGGCCAAGCGATAGGCAACGTCATGAAAGGCATCAAGAAATGACCACACCTCAAAAGCAAGCCGACGCTTTACGGGCGCTCGCGAACCTAATCGAATTTGGTAACGCACCCGGCAACGACTACCGCCCAATCCCGTTGCACACCTGGCTAGCGTTCCGCAACGACAAAGAACGCCAACAGTTCATTCGTAAAGCCAAATTTTCGGGCTTTGAAATACGCGCCACCGAGTCAGAAAAACATGTCAGCGTCACCCATGGCGGGCCAATCCAAACAGCTGGCCTCGAAATCACTTTGACCGTACCGGCAGAAGAAAAGGACTCCTAAACATGAAATTCACGATGGACCCCGCAGACCTCAAAGAAGCCGTGCGTTTCGCGCTAACCGCAATGGCAACCCGGCCAACGTCACCAATTATGGGCGGCATCCTATTCAGCGCAACCGGGGAAGGCGTGACCGCCTCAGGCTCCGATTACGAAAAGGTTGGTTCGTTGACCGTCAACGCCGATGTGAGCGAGCCAGGGGAGGCGCTACTCAACGGCCTGATGCTCAGTAAAGCAATCGGCAAGTTCCGTTCTTCAAAGCCGGTAACCGTCATTGTTGAGGACAAGAAAGCGCACCTGTCACAGAACGCGGTGAAGTTCAACATTAGCGCCATGCCCGCTGAAGAGTACCCGCGTGACCTTGTAGGCAACGTTCGCACCGTAGGAACGATTCGGGGCGAAGAGTTCGCCAAGCTAATCCGGTCCGCAAGCGTTTCCACCGACAACGGGGCGGCGAACTTGCCCGAGCTTGAATGTGCCCGAGTGGAACTCGGACAGAAGCTAGCGATCATGAGTACTGACCGATACCAATTATCGCTAGGAGAAATTGACTGGGAACCGGTCGAAGAAATGAGCCACGCTATGTCAGTGCATGGCGACTGGATTCGTTCAGTAGCTAAAACTGTTGCCGGGCACACTGAACTTTTCATTGGTGAAAACAATGGTGAACCGACCCGCTTCGGCGTGACCAGTGGCCCATATTCAACAAGCGTCACCCTGACCGCAGGCAAGTATCCAAAAATCCGTTCATTGTTCAGCAACAATGACGCGGACGCATGCGACTACAACCTAAAAGAGCTAACCGGCGCGATTGACGTCGCTGCAGCCCTGTTAGATGACAAGAACACGCCCGTGCTGTTCGAAGGCCAAGACGGCGAAACCACTGTCAGCGGTGGAGCTGACGAAGCCGACTCAAAAGCAACGCTCACCGGCACGCTGGAAGACACTTTCCGGTTTGCGGTAAACCCGCAACGCATCCTTAGCGTCATCCGTGTGACAGACGGCGAAACTATCCGAATCACACCGAACGGCAACAAACCGCTTTGGGTCACTTCGCCTGAAGGCGGTACTGATCACCTGGTCATGCCGGTGAGATTGCCATAACGAAAATAGGAGCTTAGCCCGTGTGGTTCAAAATGGACGATAAATTTCACTCGTCCAAAAAGCTCATGAAAATTCCGAAAAGGGCGCGCTTTGGGGCGGCGGGGCTATGGTCTATCGCTGGCTCATGGTGCGGGGAACAGCTAACAGATGGATTCGTACCTAAGTACATGCTCGACGCGTGGGGGCCACCTCCAAGCGCTTCTAGCGCACTAGTTGATGTTGGGCTTTGGGCGCACGCTGAGGGCGGTTTCCAGTTCGTGAACTGGTCCGAATACCAGCCCACAAAAGCGGACGTTGAACGCGACCGGGCACGCAATCGGGAGCGCCAGCAAGCATGGCGCGAACGGCATCAAAAAAACGAATCAGACGCGAATCTTGAAGATTCGAACGAGATTCGCGAGAGATTCGAGGAAGATTCGAGCGAGATTCAAGGCTCGAATCAACCCTGAATCTTTTTCGAAAACCCCGAAAACATGCGGAAAAACGAAGCCTGTAACACCGTTAGTAACGATGCCCCGACCCGACCCGACCCGACCCGACCCTTAAGTACTTACGTCTCGCTCTTTTCTTACGTAAGTAGGGGGTCATCTGATTCAAGGAAAGTCAGCAGCAATTCGTTACGTAAGTTAACGCGACGGACGCGACAAATTGCTGCTGATCAATGGAGACAAAATGATACTCACACGCTCGCAAGGCGAAAGGTTAGCCGTCATCATCAACGCCTCACGGCCAGAATGGGCGATTCCTAGCATTGCGAAAATCCTACAGACCGCCAACCAAAGCAACGGGCTACCCGCGCACGACTTCAACCACGCAATACGGGCAGTAGTCGCCTACGCCACGGCAACCGTTGCGGGCGGTGAATACGTGAAGCAGACACCGGGATTCATTCATGAGCCCTCGCGCTTCTGGGATGACACCGCGCCAACCGGCAAAGGCTACAAGAGCGCCCCACGGGTCATGTGCGAAGAACACTCAACCTACGAAGCTCACTCATGCTCTTGCTGTTGGGCCGACGTGAACGTTGGGGAACGCACCGAAAGCCAGGTTGGCAAAAGGTTGCACCCCGCGCACCCACCCAACCCCGGCAAAGCACAAGCCGTAAAACAAGCAATCAAAACACTGCAAGCCGCTCAACACTGAGCGGCTTTTCTTATGCCCTAGGAGACAAGATGACAATCTTTGGCGAGCAGTTGGATGCGTTCGAACTCATGTACCCGGTAGAAACCATGCCGGATGACGTTGCCCCCGGCGATATTCGGTTGTTGCTGAATCCGGTAAGCCTGGAATCAATGTTTGATGCCCGAGAAGCGCACTTTCGTGAGTTCAACGTGAACAAGGGTAACTGGAAGCCGTACCGGGGATTGTCGCCTCAAGCGGTTAGCGGACGGGAATCAGAACACCCGGCTCAGAGCTTCGACTCAGACCTAAGATGCCAACATTATGGGCGAGGTTGCTCTTGTGTCGGCTCGCTGGTCTACAGGGCCTATTGCCATGAATGCGGCCACTGGACGGGCATCTACGACCACGAAAACAAAGCGTGGGAAGAACACCTCGATCACTGCTGGCCCGGCTGGCGCGACTTACCGGTGCTAGAGGGGAAGCGAGTCGGGTTCGGATACGAATTCACCTACCCGGATGACTACCCGGAGAGCTTCAAAGTGACTGGCGCACCAATCCTTGACTGTCGCGGAGATAGCACCATGGGCGGGAAACACGTGGCAGGACATTCACCATTCGGCGGGGTCAAAGTCGGCGTCATCCAAGACTGCCAAATCCATAGTCAGGGGAAGTAACCGATGATCAAATTCTTCGTTTCTGGCAACCCTGCACCGCAGGGCAGCAAGAACACTTCAGCGCAGAAACGTAAAGGCGTGTACACGGGCAAGGTGAACGTTTACGAGTCTTCGAAAGCGTTGAAGCCGTGGAGGGAACTAGTCACGTGGCACGCACGGCGCCACAAGCAAGCCACACCGCTAGACGGTCCGTTAGTCCTGACCGTTGAGTTCTTCTTGCTGAAGCCCGCGACTACGAAGTACCCCGAATATCCGATTGGTACGCCGGACACCGACAAGTTGCTACGTGCTATCGGTGACGCGCTAACCCAGGCTGGACTAGTTGCCGACGATGCCCGTTTCGTTGACGTCCACGCGTCGAAGCGTTGGGCGATAGATAGGCCCGGCGCACGAATCCAAATCGGAGAAATAGGGGAGGGGCCATAGAATCAGTGCATGATCACTGAAAATACCTTCATATGCACCAGTACAGCTCAGCCTCCTCGCTACGTAGAACTAATTCCGCATTGGGCAACAACGTTGAACTGCGAACTGCCGGAATCGTTAGACCGGTGGACTGCCTTTTGGGAATCGCCGAGCATATTCATTGGAGCGTTAGCCGCGTTAGGCACGCTCTTTGCCGTCGGGGCTGCGGTAAAACAATCTAGCGATGCGAAGGGAATAGCTGAAAGCGGGAACCAAACAGCGATAGATATCGCTAAGCGTGCTGAAGAAGAAGCCAAGAAGCTCGCATTGCTCAATCGCGAGTTAGATAACTTCGAAATATTCGCAGATTGGATAATCGACTATGCGTTCGGGATCGTTGGACCTAGACAACAGCACCTCAAAGACACAACTCGAATGACTATGAGCGCACGAAAGTTGCTTACTTATGCTGGACAAAGAGAACCGAAGTTCGCGGAACAGCTCATGCGCTCGCTGGACACTTTTCAACGAATTGGTATGGAAATAAACACTGCAATGTATGTTCCCATTGATTTGGCTTCCGAGCATCTGGCAACCGCCAAAAACACAAGGACGTGGTTGACCCAAAATAGCAACGCTGCCGAAGGATTCGTACTTACTGCAAGTGCGCTGTCGAAGGAGGTGACTGATTACTACGCTAGGCCCGATGGCGCACAGCAAGCAATTGTGCGGATAGCCGAGCTCGATGCGTTGATGAAGGAAAACTATAAGGACCTACTGGCACACTCTTACGCCGAGTCGGCCTATCTCGATCAAATAATTACGGATTCACAGGAACAGCAGAACTAGCCGAACCGCCTTTCGGGGCGGTTTTTCCTTACCCAAATCCAAGCCCCGCATAGGGGCTTTTTTCATGCCATAAACCCGAAAGGAAACCATGACAACCGACGAACTGATTACCCGCGCTCGGCGCGCAATCGAAACCCGGCAACCCAACCTTGCCCGGCTCTACATGCGCAAGGCGTTAGCCCAAACCGACGCGCACCGGCGTGAACTCAACCCGCTCGGCTGGAAGGTAAGGGATTTGTCTAAAGCGCTCCAAATATTCGGCGACATCGTTACGTTGATCGGTGAACGATGGGCGCAAGCATTCGACGCCTTCGCCCGCTCATTCAACGAATCCGCTAACAGGCATGCGAAATCTGATTATGCGTTGGTAGGGCCGGGCAAATGAGCAAGCGGAAACCGCAAGGCCACCCCGCCCGTACAGCCCGCGACCCGCTACACGTCGAAATTGAACGGCTCGCAACAAAGGTCACCCAACTAGTTCCCGAAATTATCAGGGATGCCCGTTTCGACCCCACAGACGTGATAACAGCCAAAGCGGGCAGCATCGCCCTACTTCACCTGCTCGCAATCCTCTCCGACAAACCCACGCCCGCCGAAATCTACGGCCACGGCAAACACGGATACCACCACGCAAAGGACACCAAATGATCACCGTAGAAGCCAAACGCCTAACCGGTATCGACCGAGGCAAAACCGCCTCATTCAGCCTCGAAAACCCGGCCCGCCACTACTCGGGCAAACTCTGGTCAATCGAACACACCGGCACATACGAGACTCGAATCAAGCTACACGCAGACGGGCGCACTTTCGGGGCAACCCTCCAAGAAAGCCACCCAGTCACCATTGAAGGAATCGGAGCCACCAAGTGAAGCCAGGAATGATCACCCTCGCCAATCTAACTCGGCCTCAAACAAAGAAGCTAGTCAGCTGGTTCAACGCAAACGGGCTACGGCATTACGTACCCGTTGATGCTCGAATCATCTTCACCGGTAACCGGCTAATCATCCCAACATTCGACATTGAGCGGTACGGGCAGAAAAACAAGGCGTGGGCTAAACGTCGATTCATCCGTGAAGCTGACGGGGAAATTGTCGGCCTACCAATCAAGGTTCGAACCTACCGCGTTCGCGTTCCATTCGAAGCAATCAAATGATTCGCCTCTACCGCGCTGCATGCGAATACCTTGAAGCGCTCACCGACGCTATACGCAACGACGAACCAGCCCCAGAAGGCGCAACTTCGCACATTGAGCACGCAAACCAATACGAGCCCCGCGAAGCCCACCAACACTACCGAGAACCTGAATGGGAAGACCGGCAACGAATCGGATTTAGGAGCAACCCATGAGCAACCTAGTAATAGCCGCACTAACCTCTGAAGACAACAAATTTCGCGTCTTCAAACTCGGCAAGAAATGGCTTGTCATGCGAGGCGCAACCCGCATAGCCCGAGCCGACCGCCCCGCAATGGCCTACGCGCTCTTGCGCTCATTCCTAACCTACGGTCGCGAGGTTCGGAGATGACCCCGAAGCCGGTAGACGGCAAATACGGAGAACGGACAGCGTTAGTCGCATTCCTGTTCAACAAATCAGCGAAATTTCATCGAGGCTTCGAAGCTGGGCGCACAGTCCACCGCGACAAGCTCACCCGAAACCTAGAGAGAATCCAAGCCAACTATCTCGGCGGCGACTACCTTCTAGGCTTCAAATTCGGCAAAGACGTTCACAAGCACGGAATCAAGGATGCAATTCGAAAGGCTAAGGCATGACCGCCTACTTTGCGCCCCCAGGTGAACCGCTAGACGGCGACAACTGGCAAGAGCTCGGCAACCTAGGCGCCGATGGATACCAGTTTGAAGAATCGGACATTAACCAAAAGTCAATCGAAATCAACGCCCACGTACCGAACCTTGCCGACATGTTCCGGCGTCACGGCAAGGACTTGCGGGCAAAGGTTGTGGCCACATATCAGTCAAGTTTCACCTTCCACATGGAAGACGATTTGAAGGCTTTCATCAACGCCATGCACGGATTCGACTTCTACGCGTTGCAAGCCACCGTAAACGAATGGCTCAACCGCCCCGCAACGTCACGCATCCCGAAAATCGACTTGCTCGAAATCGCAATCGCCGTCAAACGGCATGTGTCGCCCGGCAAATACAACTACTGGCAATTGGGCAAATTCCTCCAAGCACCGAAAGGCAACTAATCGCAATGGCCACCATTCACAACATCGAACTAGACCTATTCGCCCGCACATCAACCGGCGAAGAAATCAACCTCGGCAAAGTCCAAGTGCCCATAACAATCGACGTCAACCCGCGACCGACGCGACCGCGCCAAGGCTTGAATCCACTCGAAATGGAGCGAGCGCGTGAAGCGAGACGTAGAGCAATCACACCCAACGAATTCGACGCCCTAGGAAACAAAAAATGAGCGCACTAACACTCTTCCTCTGGATCATCTGCTCATGCGTCGGCATCGTCGCAATCGCAATCGCAACACTCTTCGCCGTCGCCACCATAAAAGAAATCAAACGCTACCTAACCCCAACCGACCAAGAGGACTAAACGACCGTGGCAGAATGCACCACAAACGACTGTGAAGACGATGCGAAACTGTTCCTCTGCGGTTACCACATCAACGCGCTACAAGCATGGCTCGACAAATGCGCTCAAATCCTGCCTGAACTAGACGTCACCATTGCCCGGCTCGATAACGTTCGGCAACCAAACAACGAAGGCGGCAACGGAACTAAAAGCGCAGGCAGTTCAGCCCCGGCAAACCTTGACGCGCTGCAGCTCAAGATCAACCTTGCGTCACTCACCGAAACAGCCGAACACTACGCCAAAGACCAATTTGCGGCAGGCATCGCCTGGACAGTCCAAGACTGGTACACCAAGGCCGAGCTACTAATCAGCGGGCCAGAAGAGGACAGCCCTAACCCGTGGGCAATAGCCAACGCCCGTGAAAAACTAGCCGACCACTTCCCAGAATCAATGACGCCACGTGAATGCGCAAAGTGGTTACGCGAAAACTCAGGCATCAAAATCAACGCCGGAAAAATCAACGACTGGCACCGTCGGGGCAAAGTCCGAAAACATCCCGGCTCCACCCCAAAGCGACCGCTCTACTCACCAAAGGAAGTGCTAACAGTGCACCTGACGCGCCAACACGAATAAGAGTTGCACCGATTAAATAACCCATGCAATAATGGCAAGTGTCGGGTATCTTGTACCCAAAACAGAACCTCTCACCGAAACAGGTGGAGGTTATTTTTATGCCCAAATAGCGCCAACTGTTTACCCCAAAAGGTCAGTTGGCGCTATCGGCGTTTAAAAAACCCTTTAACTGAATAGCCCGGTGCACACGACACCGGGAGCGGGTCACCCGGCAGGGTATCCGCCTTGCGCACCCGTGCTGTTAGGTCTGCGGACAACAGTGCGGGTGCTGCGCCCTTGTAGCTCAATTGGCAGAGCAACCGCCTTGTAAGCGGTAGGTTCCGTGTTCGAATCACGGCATCGGCACAAACCAGTGTGGAGACTGTAGGTCGGTACTGGGCAAGTCACCCAAAGTGCGGCCAAGGATCAACCCGGGCGCAGTCGATGCATTGCGGTGGGATCACAGGATCTACAGCCTAAGAACGAGGCGACGCTACGCGCCTACTCCACACTGGCTACAACTTGACGGCGCGACCCCTAACCAAACACCTATGCGAGTAGGCCAGCCGCCGTCATCAACTTAGGAGACGCCTTGCTAAACGAACACATCATTGAAGCCATATGGCGCACTGTCGAAGACGGTGGCGACGTAGTAATTGTTCACCGGAAACCAAAGGCCGTGCTCAAGCAGTTGGCCGAGGACCAGCGCAACGCAATGCGCATCTACTGGGTCAACGGTAACGAACGAATCGACATAGACAACGGCTCAAGCATTGACGTCATCCGCGAATCAGGCCACGGACGCGGGCTAACAGCCAACCTTCTCGTTCTGCCTCTCGGCATCAATGAAGCCCTGGGGGTCGAACTAATGCCGATCCTAGCCCCCACCCAAGGCCACCTCCTCGGCTACTAATAGCCCTACCCCCTCGGCATAGACCCCTGGGGTACACCTCCACCCCGGCAACACCACGCCCCCTAAGACCCTCGGTCAACGTCACCTACCAGCTTTGTCATGTGGGCGAAATAGGAACGAAGAGTGAGCAGCCAACAGCAAGCCCGCCTAAAACTCCTTCGAGGCGAGCGCACACTCTGCCGAGAACAACCAAGCAATACCCGCAAGGCAACGAAGCCAAGCGTTCAAGGCGGTGAACCATGGCCACATCACGCACCGGAACATCAGCATGGCTCAACACCGCTCGCAAAGTCCTAAGAGACGCGCAAGACAACGGACAAACCAAATGCGTCTATTGCATGCACACACTCAACTACCAAGACCGGCGAGCCTTCAACGGCGCACAAGTAGACCACATCATCCCGCACTCAAAAGGCGGCACCGATGACCGCTCAAACCTCATAGTCTGCTGCCGACAATGCAACATCTCAAAAGGCAACCGCATCGCCCCCAAAACAAAAAGCATCCTCGCCCGCCAACCCCTCAAAACCTCGCGCAACTGGTGAAAGAAATTAACAGCCTGTGGAAAACTTCGCGAGAAAAGGGTGGGGGTAAGGGGTTGACAGGGGGAGCCGGGTTCGCCCCTCCCTGCATAGCGAAAATATCCCCCCGAGCTTTCTGGCTTGGGTGTTCTGGTTGCTTTTGGCTCCGACTAGGTGTTTTGCAAAACGTCATTTTGGCTGCTTTTGGCTTGGTTTAGCCGGGTGTGCGCGGTCGGTAATAATCCCCGGAATCTCGCGGTTTATCCGTTACAAAATGGTAGAATTAGAGCATGGAAACGAAGCGTTGCGCGTACTCAAAATGTGGCGGGCCAATGAACTTGCCCCGTGCGGGCGCTCGTTTTTGTAGCTCCAAGTGCCGGGTTTATGCGCACCGCGAGGAAAAGCGTTTCCCGGCTGAGATGACCACGCGTTCCCGGTGGGTTCGGCGCATGGATTCCAAGCGCCCTGTGACCGCCTCGGGCTGTCCGGCGAGTTCTACGGATTCGCGCACATGGTCGGATTTCAAGACCGCCAGCGAGTCTTCTGCGGGCGTTGGCTTGGGCTTCGTTTTGGGTGACGGAATCGGTTGCTACGATTTCGACCACTGCCTAGCCGGTGGCCAGTTGGCCGACTGGGCCGCCGAGGCCATTCGGGCTATCCCCGAGCGGGTTATTTTCTCTGAGATTTCACAGTCTTCTGAGGGCGTTCACGTCTTCGTTGAGGCTGAAGAAGGGCCGGGGCGCAAGATTCGCGACGGTCGGAACATCGAACGATACACAGCGGGCCGGTACATCGCAGTTACGGGGCGCGCTTTCAAGCTTTAGGGGGATTCATTGTCTGATCCTATTGGGCTTGGTGAACGTGGTGTTGAGATTTGGCGGTCGCTCAAGACGGGCGAAATTGCCCGTGACGCTTTGGTTCTTGAGGCGGCGCGTACGGCTGACCGCCTGGATGAACTAGACAACATCATTCAGGGCAAGGGCGTTCTTGAGCTTATGCAGTTCCGGCTTGATTTCCCTGAAGGTGATGACGAACCGTTCGTTGTTGAAGTCAAGTTCCAAAGTGTTCTCAGCGAGGCCCGCCAACAGCAAACGGCGTTTGCGAATTTGGTTGAAAAGATTTCCCGCTATGGCTTGTCGGCTACGGCCCCTAAGGGTGGCGAGGTCAAACCGGTTCCGGCTGGTGTGACAAGCCTTGACAAGATTCGGGCGAAGGTGGCTCAACAGTCTCGTTAGCAGGTGATTCGGTTTGTCATTTGCTGGTAATCAGTCTGCGCGCTATCAGATTTCACCTAAGTGCAAGAACGTCAATTTGGTTCACGCTGAAGCGTGCATTGAGTTGGCGGCGGCTTACGGGCTGGTCTTGGATGAATGGCAAGCGAACGCGGTTCGCATTTGGTTCAGGATGACTGAAGAAGGCCGCTGGGCGGCTTCAACGTGGGGCTTGTCGGTTGCCCGGCAGAATGGCAAGAACGGCGCGCTTGAGGCCGTTGAGCTTTACCTCATGGTTGTTCTTGGCTTCAAGATTCTGCACACCTCGCACTTGCTCACGTCGGCGCGTAAGGCGTTCAAGCGTCTCATGTCGTTCTTTGGCCGCAAGGTCAATGACCCTAACGCGCCGTTCCCTGAGCTGAATGCAATGGTTGTTGAGATTCGCAAGACCAACGGTCAAGAGGCGATTGAGCTTAGCAATGGTGGCTTGATTGAGGTTGGCGCCCGTACTGGTGGCGCTGGCCGTGGTTCATCTTTCGACTTCCTGATTGTTGACGAAGCTCAGGAATACGAGGAAGACGAACAGGAGGCGCTAGAGGCCACCGTCTCGGCTTCACCTTCTGGCGACCCGGTGATTGTCTATATGGGCACACCGCCTAAGACTGACGGCGAGCGAGGCGCACCTTTCATTCGCGTGCGTTCGGCTGCCGTCACTGGCCGGTCGGCTCGTTCGGCGTGGGTTGAGCATTCGCCCCAGGGTGAGCTAGACAAAATGTCGGAGATTGAGCTTCAGGCGTTTGTTCGCGACCGTAAGAACTGGGCTGATGCTAACCCGGCTGGCGGTGCGCGTATCGCTGAATCAACTATTGAAGGCGAATGCGAACGCATGTCGGCGCGAAGCTTTGCGCGTGAACGGTTGAACATGTTCCCGTCACCTGCGGCCCAGCTTGAGCTTGCTTTCTCCGAAAAGGTTTTGAAGCGCCAAGCGTTGAGCGCCGAGCAGGTTGATTCTGAGGTTGCGCCTATCGCGTTCGGGTTGGATATGAATCCAGAGAAGACCCGTATTTCGATTTGCGCGGCGTTGCCAACTGCCGACGTGATGCACTTGGAGCTTGCCGCGAACACTGATTTTGATTCGGGCGGTATTTCGGCGGTTGTCGAATGGTTCTGGACTCGGTGCAAACGTCGCATTCCTGTTGTCCTTGACGCTTATAGCCCGGCGCGTGACTTGTTAGAAGCCCCGCTGAAGAAGCGCGGCCTAATGGTGCGCGTGCTGGACGCGAACGAGTTTACTCAGGGATGCGGTCAGCTGTACCACGCTTTCCACCGTGAACATTCGGTGACGTGGTTTGAAGAGCAAGACGCGTTTTACGAGTCGATGAAATCAACGGTGAAGGACCCAATCAAGAATCGCCCTGGTTCGTTCAAGTGGAATCGGGCTGATTTGGAAGTTGACCTTATGCCGACCATGGCGGCGACGTGTGCGCTGTTTGGTGCTACTAAGTTTGCTCGGCGACCTCGGGCAACTTCTACAGATTCTAAGAGTAAACGGCATGCGGTTGTTCTCTGATTGAAAGGCGGTGATGCGCGTGAAACGTGAGTTGGACGCATCAGAGCGCTCGTTATTCGAGGGCATGCAGCGCACGATTCGTAAACGTTCGTACCGTAATCATTTGCGGAAGAACTTGCATGATTCGAAGCGCCGCCTAGACCGCATCGGCTTTTCTGTTCCGCCGCATATGGTGGATTTTCAAACGCCGGTTGGTTGGGCTGAAAAGACTGTTTCGGTTCCTGCCTCACGCATTCGCCCTGAGGGATTCCGACTGTCGGGCAACGCTAGCGCACTGGATGACCTAAAAGAGACTTTCGAGGGTCGCTATGTTGCGCGTTCTTTGCGTAGCGCTATCAAGTCTTCGCTGAAGCATGGCCCGGCTTTCGTCTTCACTTCTAAGGGTGCTACGAATGACGGTGAACCTGAGGTTGTCATCTCGGTTCGGTCGGCTTTTGATGCTACTTGCATTCAGGACCCGCGCACGGGTGTCGTTTCGGCGGCTCTTGAAGTGTTGGACGGTTCACGAACTAACTTGCATGTGCCGGGTTGGATTTTGGCTGTTGACCGCGTAGACGGCCAATGGGTTGTCACTGACGAAGCGCGCCAAGATCATGACGTGGTTGGTTGCGAGCCGTTCGTTTGGGATTGGGATATAGACCGGCCTTTTGGTCGCTCACGTATCACGCGCCCACTGATTGGTTCGATTGAGCGTGGCGTTCGTACGTTGCTTCGCATGGAAGTCACTGCCGAGTTCTTTAGCGCCCCGCAGCGTTCGTTGCTTGGTGCTAGTGAAGAACATTTCACTGACGGCGACGGCAACCGTATCGACTTGTGGAAGGCGATTACGGGCGGCGTTTGGGCTTTGCCTGATGTGTGGGATGACGAAGAGGGCAAGCTTGTCCGCGCACAGCTGCAGCAACTTTCTCAGGCTTCGATGCAGCCACATTCTGACATGTTCAAGTCGATTGGTTTGCAAGTCGCTTCAGAAACTTCGATGCCTATCAGCTATTTGGGTATTCAGGAGAATCAACCGGCTTCGGCTGACGCGATTCGGGCGGCTGAGGCTGACATGGTTTCGTTGATCGAATATCAGATTGAGCTTTCTTACGAATCGGCCATGCTGAATCTTGCGCGCAAGGTTTTGGCTGTGAAGCGTGGGGCTTCGTTCGCGTCGGTTGAGGCCGATACTCGCGGGCTTTCTATCCGCTTCGCTGACCCTGGCACGCCTACCGTTGCGGCTCGTTCGGACGCGGCACTCAAGTACACTCAGGCGTTCCCTAACGGTGACCCTGAGCTTTCCATGGAACTGTACGGGCTTTCTGATGACCAGATAGGTCGAAACATGGAATACATGCGCCGGGGCGAAGCTAAGGCGTTGCTCGACGGCATGACAGGTGCGAGCGCAGGGGAAGACATTGCGCAGCCAGCCAATGAGACAGCCAATGAATCGGCCAGCGAGCCAGTCAATGCACTGACGGCAGACGAACTGAAGAAGGCTGCCGACGCGCTCGGCATCCTTATCCGCTCGGGCGTTGACCCTCAAGATGCGGCTAACCGTGTCGGCCTCGGTGGCGTAAAGTTCACCGGCGCTGTTCCGGTCACGTTGCGCATGCCTGAGGCAGATGCGGCAATGCTTGAAGAGTAGGGGGCGCTGTGAAACGTGCCGACGTGGACGCGTACCGGGCGAAACTCGATAAAGCTGTAGAAGAGGCGCAGGGGAAGTTAGCCGGGGCGTACGCTCAAATGAACGGCTGGCCAACCGATCAGAAACGCGATGCCCTGGGCGACGTGTTTGCCGAGCTATGCCGACAGTACGGTGACGCGGTAGGGGTAACCGCTTCGGATTTTTACGCGCTAATTCGTAGCCAATCTAGCGAAACCTCAACGTATAAGCCGGTACTTGCTCCCAACGTTCCAGCCGAGCAAGTGCGGGCTGCCTATTCCTATTCGGCGAAACAGCTGTACACCAAACAGCCGGATAAAATTCTCAAGTCGCTCAATGGTCGCTTGCGAAGATACGTTGAGTACACGGCACGCGAGACTGTACACGTCAACGCTTCGAGAGATAGGGCTCGCACCTTTTGGGCGCGTGTTCCGTCCGGCAGTATAACATGCGCATGGTGTTTGATGCTGGCCTCTCGCGGGTGGGTTTACGCAACCGAGCAGACGGCAGGCGGTGTCGGCAACGAGTTCCATAACGATGACCGTTGCATGATCATCCCGTCATTTGATGATTCGCCAGAGCTTGAGGGTTACGACCCCGACGCAATGTATGAAAAATACAATCAGGCGCGTGACGAAGTTCTTTCGGACGGCTTAGAACCGACTGATAAGAATATTGCCGGACGCTTGCGTGACATGTTCCCTGATGAATTGAAAGATGGGTCTGAGGTTCCGAGCATCCTCGGCGACGCGGCGCAGGGCTGGCCGGAAGGAATTCAGCCTGTGAAGCCTAGGATTTGGCGGCATGTCTTGACGCGGCATCTTCCACCCGACGGCAAGGCGGCAAGTCATTTTCATACGGATTCGAAGTACGAAATCTCTAAGATTATTCGCGAAACCTTGTCGAATCCAGATTTGGTTTTGGATAAATCAGACTGGGTTGGCGTTCGGAACTATCACAAAATGATCGACGGGAACGAGTATATTGTGGGAATTATCGAAAAGAACGGCGTGTCATCCGTAACTACAGCCTTCCCACCGTCACCAATGAACCGTAGGATAGACGTATGAGCGCACAGAGTTTGGCACAAGAGCTACGGCGGGCGGTCGTGCCCGTTCTCGACTCTGACGCGCTCGAATTTATTGATGTGTACTTCAGTGAAGAGGAATGGGAAATTTTTATCGGCATGGCCGCCCAAACTTGCGCGGCGCATGGCATCCCATTGAATCCTGAAGTTTCCGAGTATGAAGAGTGGATTTCGGATTCAGCAATAGAAGCCGTGCGCTCAAATATTCGAGGCCAAGCCGCCTAACCAAATATTTTTCTAACCCCGTGTCGTTGGCGACGCGGGGTTTTTCATGCCCGAAAGCTGTTTGCTTTCGGGCTTTAGTTTTCCCGCCCTAGATGGTGTCGGGGTAGTTGCCGAGACGGCAAGAAACCATGTGGAGGTATAAATAATGACTCGTTTTGTTGCGCCTACTTTTGAAGAGGTTCCTAGTTACATGTCCGTGATGGGCATGCGTGGGGCTCGATTCCTTGAAGGCAATGACGGTTCGGGGTCGGCTGGCGCGGGGGATTCCTCTGCGGCTGATGAAGCGGATTCTCAGAACGATTCTGGGGATTCGGATGCAACCGATAACGCGGACAACGCGAACACATTAGGCGATTCAACCGGCGAATCAACCGATGATTCAGCCGGTGACTCTGATGATTCTGAAGGTGAGTCTGAGGGCGATAAGCCGGATGACGATTTCAAGTCGGATGCGTCGAAGAAGGCTCTTCTTGCTGACCTTCGAAAAGCGCGTGATGAACGCAAATCACTGCGCACCGAGAACGAGACATTGATCGAATCCATCGCAGAACGCGACGCAACGATTACCGCTAAGGACGCGGAACTGACTGCTAAAGACGCTCAGATTGAGGTCTTGAAGCTGGCGGCTTCGCACCATATCGAAGACGAATCGGACATTGAACTACTAGGTTCAATTGCTGATTCTGAGAAGCGTTCAAATCTTGCTAAGCGTCTGGCTTCTGATGCGCGTAACCGGGTGAACCGGCGTGTTGGTAGTCAAGGCGGTGGAGCGCCCGCAAGCTCACTTGATGCCGGGCGCGACCTCTACGCAAGCCGTAAGAAGAAGAAGTAAGCAAACCTTTACCCCCTTTAGGAGGGAATCCCATGGACCTCACCATTAAGCGTGAATCCTTTGGCCAGGACGATCAGTCTTGGCTTGGCTCTGCCCACGGCACTAACGCGGCGCAGACCGTAACCTTGGACGCTTCGACGTTCACCAAGGCCACTCATTACCCTGAGGGCTGGCTGAAGTCTGGCCTTCCGTTGGCTAAGTCGGGCGAGAAGCATGTCCTTTGGACTGCTGGCGCTGATTTGGCTGGCTTCTTGTTCACTACTGTGCGAGTTCCTGAGGATGTGGCTAGCCCTGTTGGTGCCGCAATCCTTGAGCATGGTCGCGTGAAGGCCGCCAAGCTACCCGTTCCCGTAGACGCTACCGGTCAGGCTACTGCCGCCGGTCGGATCATCTTCGCCTAGGAGGCAACCCAAATGGCACTTGTGCTTTCTACTGACTACATCACCCCAAACGATCTGACTGGCTACGTTCGCGACGCCTTGGCTGATCTGCCACAGAACACCTTCGGTTTGTCGGCTTACCTGCCGGACGAAGAAACCGATGACATTGATTGGCGCGCATCGGTTGGCGGTGGCGGGTTGTCTCGCGCCGCTTCGTTCCGTTCGTTCGATGCTGAATCGCCTATCTCGGGCCGTACCGGCATTTCTCGCATCGGTGGCGAACTGCCTCCTATTTCCGAGAAGCGTCGCCTGGGCGAGTACGACCGCCTGAAGATGCGCAAGCTTGATGAAGGCATCAAGAATGCAATTCTGAATGACGCTGTTGACCTTGCTAAGGCAATCAAGGCACGCCTTGAGATTGCTCGCGGTGAGGCTCTGCAGCTCGGCAAGGTTACTTTGGCTGAGAACGGTCTTGCTCTTGAAGCCGATTTCGGTCGCAAGGCAAGCCACACTCAGACCGCTGTGACTCGTTGGGATCAGGCTGGTTCTGACCCAATCAACGACTTGCTTGCATGGTCTGCCGTATATAAGGCAACCAACGGCGTTCGCCCGGCTGAGGCCCTGGTGTCTGATCAGCTCATTTCGGTGCTGATGCGTAACAGCGCGATTCGCGGCTACGTTCTGCCAGCTGGTTCTTCTCAGAACATCGTCACTGTGGATGCGTTGAACGCGCTTCTGGCTTCGTTCCAGTTGCCTAAGTTCACCGTTTACGAAGCGCAGATTCAGGACGAGAACGGCAACGCTAAGGACATTCTTGACCCTAAGCGCGTGCTGTTCCTGCCACCTGCTGACCAGAAGATCGGCGCAACCCTTTGGGGTCTTACCGCTGAAGCTCAGGACGAAAACTACGGCATTGATTCGAACGACGCGCCGGGCATTGTTGTCGGCTCCTACTCGGACAACGACCCGGTTGCGCAGTGGACTAAGGCATCAGCTATTGCGTTGCCGGTCATCCCGAACGCGAACCTGACCCTTTCCGGCCTGGCCCTCACCTAACCACTAGTCACGTTGGGCCGCTCATTCTTTGGGCGGCCCAACGTGGCGTCAATCTTGGAGGTTCCTATTATGGGAAACATTTCTTTAGGTCATTCTTCGGCGCTTGATGCGTCGGGCAAGTTGCACGAATTTCGACCGGGCGACGTACTGCCTGAATGGGTTACCGCTAAGCGCAAGGACTCTAACCCGGTCAGCGTCGAAATTTCACAGTTCCCAAGCGTTGACGCGAGCGAGATTATTGCCCGCGCTGAGGCTGAGGCACTGGCAATTGTTGAGGCTGCTAAGGCTGAGGCTGAGCAGATTCGCAAAGACGTTGAACCGGCAGACGGCGACGTAAGCGACGAAAACAGCGAGGCCGAGGAATCGGGCGAACCTGACTTCACTAAGCCAGCAACACCTAAGCGTGGCCGACCTAGCAAGACTCAGGCATAACCATGGCCGAGCCATTCGCAACCATTGAAGATTTGGTGAAGCATTGGCCGGACATTCCCGAGGAATTGCGCGACGTGGCCGAAACGAAACTGGATGAGGCGAGCATCATCGTACGGGGCCTATATCCCGGCATTGATGAACGTATCAGCACGGGCAAGCTTGACGCCGACGTTGTGAAACTTGTGGTGTGCCAAATGGTCGCAACGACGTTGAAACGCGAGCTAGACGCTAGCGAAGGCGACGATGTTTCTCAACAGACGTTCACGGCTGGCCTGTATTCTCAGTCTCTTTCGTTCCGTGCCCGTGAGGCTTCACTATTCCTCACAAAGTTGCATCGCCAGCTTCTCGGCGGCGGTAATCGCAACCGCAAGGCGTTCATGATCATTCCAGGGCGGTGACTATGCCAGTTTTTCCTGAGCGATTCACAGTCTTGCATGAGGCTAAAAACGTTGGCGCTGTAGACGATTGGGGCAACCCTATTGACGGGTTCGCGCCACCGGTTACAGTGCCCGTTTACGGTTGGGGGCCACCTAGCCCAGATCAGCCTATCCGTGACCTTTCCACGGGCGTTGACCACGACATTGATTTGTATTGTGCAACGTCGTTTTGCTCGCATCTTGACCGCGTGACCCTGCCGAATGAATCGGGCGCTCTGATTGTTCAGGGTGACCCTGATGATTTCAATCATGGCCCGTTCGGTTTCATGCCGGGTTACAGGGTGAAGCTAAAGCGTGTGGAGGGCTGACCGTGGCGAAAACCAAAGTGAAGCTGCATATTGCGGCTTTCAATGATCTTCGAAACAGAAGTGAAGTTGTTGATTTGGTTGGCAGTGAAGCAGCGAAAGTCGCTGAGCTGGCCGGGCCGGGCTTTGGCCTGGGAGTTCATCAGATGGGTTCCCGCGTGATTGCGAATGTGTACACAGCAACAGCGGATGCGATGCGTCTTGAAGCTAAAGAGGGCGTTTTGTCCAAGGCTCTTGGTGGTTCGGCGGTTCCCGCAAAGGTCAGATATACGACTAAGGCTGGCAAAACGCGGTGGGCCTCGCAAGCGCAGGTTAGCAACTGGACAAAGGGTTCGCTTTGATTGGGGTTATTCGTGGCTACTGAGGTTCTTCGTTATGGCAATCACCTTTCAGCGCTTCAAGAGGCCGTGAAAACGGCAATGGGCGTGCCCGTCGCAGTGATACGCGTACCTAATCCGCGCCCGACAAAGTTCGTTCTCCTAGAGCCTTCAGGCGGTAGCGATAGTTCGATTGTCCACGGTTGGCGGTCGGTCATCGTTGACTCATGGGGCGCTAGTGAGAGCGAAGCGTTCGACCTTGCTTTAGACGTTGAAGCGCAGTTGAAAGCGCTAAAAAATGAGCGGCTGAAAGGCGTGCTCATATACAAAGCTCGCCCGCTGGGTGGGATTGTGTGGATGCCTGACCCTGATGCGAAGGTTCCACGCTTTAGACAAAACTACGAAATCTTGACAAGGAGCGAAGCTACATAGCTTCGCTCCTTTTTTATGCCCAGAAAGGGGTAAGTCATGGGTAATATCGCCCAGAACGTACGCGTTGCGACTACCGGCGCCGTCTCGTTTGCGCCGATTGCGACGGTGCTACCGCTTGATGCTGTTGCGGCATTGGCGGCCACATTCAAGGATGTTGGCTATGTCGGTCCAGACGGCGTTACGCAGGCCATTGAGACTGACGTAACCGACATTACGGCGTGGCAGAACGGCGACACTGTTCGCAAGGTTCAGACCTCGCATGACGTGACTTTCCAGCTTGTCATGTTGGAAACAAACGCCTTGTCTCTTCAGATCTACTACGCGGATGCCACCGCAACTGCTTCGGCGGTCAAGGTGACCGGTGCACAGTCGCCACACAACGTCGTTGTCATTGACGTACTTGACGAAAAGCATTCGATTCGAATCGTCTTGCCAGATGCTCAGGTGACCGAGCGCGGCGAAATCGTTTACCAGAACGAAGAGGCGACCGGCTACGACATCACTCTGACCGCGTACCCAGACGCGGACGGCGTGAAGGCTTACATCTACTTGGATGACGGCGAAGTTTAGCCACTAACAAACCACCTGTCGGGCGCGCTTTAGCGGGGCCGCGTCCGACAGGCTTCTAAACTTTTTTGCCCCGCTCACCATTTTTTAGGAGGCCCCGCTGTGGCTGATGCAATCAAGGTAACTGATTCAACAAAGATTCCTGCTGGCGCTAAGAAACCTCAGGACCGCAAAAAGAAAGTCGTTGTTGAAGACGGCTATCGAGTTCTTGAACTTCGCGGTGTTGAGCTTCGAATCCGCGAAGAGCTGTTCGATGACTTCGAGCTCTTGGACGAACTGAGCTACGTCGATGAAAACCCCGGCTATTCTGGCCGCCTGTTGCGTCGCATGGTTGGCCAGCTCAAGTACAACGAACTTATCGAGAAGATCCGTGATGAAGAGACCGGGCGCGTAAGCATTGAGGCGGGCGCGCAGTTGCTTGCCGACCTGTTGGAGGCAGCAACCCCAAACTAACCAAGCTCGCCTATCTCCTAGGGGAGTATGGCGGGCAGGTTAGGGCTGATGTTCGCCGTTACTACGGGCTGAGTATGTCAGAGTGGCGGGCGCTCGGCTTAGTTGAGGCGACAGACCTTGTGGTTTATTTGCCTGACGATTCGGTGACGTTGACGGCTGTTGCTGGCGGCTGGTCGCTTGCTAACCAATTGGCGGCGGCGCAGGTTGATGAATTGCGCGTGATGATCTGGCAGAAGACCAAGGACGGGCAACGAGGCAAGAAACAGCCTAAACCTATTCCGCGCCCTGGCTTCGAGGATACGTCTTCGCAGAGCTTCACAGCTAAGCCGGTGTCTATCAAGGAAATGCAAAAGCGTATTGCTGAGCGCCGTGCTCGACAGCCTGACGATGGGCTTGTTGAGTATCGGGCGCGTGACGGTCGGATGATTCGAGTCACGCCAAAGCAAGCCGCTTATTTCAATCGTAAAACCCGCTAAATATCTTACCGCTGAGGGGTTGGACGTTCACTCGTTCAACCCCTCTTTAGCGCGCCCGCACGACGGGCGGGAAAGGGTGTTTTGTGGCTACCAATCTAGCAACCGCCTATGTCCAAATTCAGGCTGTTACTCAGGGAATGGGTAAGCAACTTCAAAAGGATTTCGGGGGAGCAGCTGACACCGCTGGCGATAAGGCGGGCAAGACTTCGGGTAAGAAGTTTGGCGGGGCTTTCGCTGGCGTGGTCAAGAAGGCTGGCGCGATTGGGGCGGCGGTTGCGGTCGGTTTGGCTGCTAAGGGTGGCATCTCTCGTGCCCTGAATATTGAGAACGCTCAGGCGAAACTCAAGGGTTTGGGAAACGACACTCAAACGGTTTCCAAGATCATGGACAACGCTCTCGCGTCGGTGTCCGGCACATCGTTTGGTTTGGGCGAAGCGGCTACGACTGCAGCTGGCGCTGTAGCGGCAGGCATCAAGCCCGGTGAAGCGCTTGAGCGAATGCTGAAGTCTGTTGCTAACTCGGCGGCTTCGGCTGGCGTTGGCATGGATGAAATGGGTGCGATCTATAACAAGGTCGCGACCTCTAATAAGGCGCAGGGTGACGTTCTCGCGCAGGTCAACGAAAAGGGTATTCCTCTAACGGCAACCCTTGCAAAGCAACTCGGCAAGACTGGCGCTGAAGTCGAAAAAATGGCTTCGAAGGGCGAGATTGGCTTCAAAGAGTTCGAAGCCGCCATGACTCAGGCATCCGGCACCGTTGCCGCCGAAATGGGCAAAACTTTCACCGGCTCCATGGCTAACCTTTCTGCAGCCGGTTCCCGTATCGGTGCAACGGTTATGACCCCATTTTTGGAGATTGCCCGCGTTGGCGCTAACGCCCTAATTCCCGTCTTGGATGGAATCAATAAGGCGATTGCACCCGCTATGGCGAGTTTCGGCGCATGGGCTCAACAGAACATTCCAGGCGTGTTTACGGCGATTAGCGACGCGGTTTCGCGGGTGGGTAGCGCGCTTGGCCCGCTGGCCGCTCAGATGACTGCAACCATGACGCCAATGCTCGCACAACTGGGTAGTGCTATTGGCCCGTTGATTACTCAGATTGGCGCGGCGCTGGGGCCGGTGTTCGCGCAGATTAGCGCGGCGATCACACCGCTTATTCCTCAGATTGTCGAGTTTGCTACGTCGTTCTCGCCAATCGGAATTATTGTTCAAGCGCTGTTGCCGGTATTGCCTCAGATTGCGGCGATGCTGGGAACTCTTGGCGTGGCGTTTGGGCAGATTGTGGCGGCGGTCCTTCCGTTGGCTACAACCCTGATGACAGCAATCGTGCCTGTGTTCATGCAACTGGTGTCAACGATTTTGCCGGTTGTTATCCAGTTGGTGACAACGCTTGTTTCAGCGTTCGCCCCATTGGTGGCGCAACTTGTGACCGCGTTGGCCCCGATTCTGAGTCAGCTCGCAACGAGTGTTTTGCCGTTGCTTGGTCAAGCGTTCGCGGCGATCTTGGGCGCGATCATGCCTGTGGTCAACGTGATTCTTGCGATTCTGATTCCGGCGCTTCAGTTCTTGATGCCGATTGTTATCGGAATTGTTCAGGGCATCGTCAATAACGTGATTGGCGCGATTCAGGGAATCGTCTCGGTTATTACCGGCGTGATTTCGCTTATCACCGCCCTGTTTACAGGCAACTGGGCTGCAGCTTGGGCGGCGTTGAAGCAAATTGTTTTCGGCGCTGTGCAAGCGGTTTGGAATCTTATCCAGCTGTACTTCGTGGGCAAGATGGTCAAGGGAATCATGACCGTGCTGAAGAGCATCACAGCGCTCTTTACGTCTGGTTGGAATGCGGTTAAGACTACGGTTCAGGGTTCGCTCGGTAGCGTGAAAGCTACCGTGCAAACCAGCATGAATCTTGTGCGAACGATTGTTCAAACTGTGCTTAGCGCGGTTCGTAGCGTCTTCACTAGTGCGTTCAATGCGGTGAAGAGCGTCGCTAGTGGTGGCATGAGCACTGTTCGGAGCACGGTGCAAGGCGCGCTTAACGCGGTTCGAAGTGCGTTCTCAAGTGCGTTCGCCACGGTGAAGAGCATTGTTACTGGTGGCATGAGCGCGGTGAAGTCGGCTGTTCAATCCGGCATCAACGCGGTAGTGAGTTTCTTCAAGGGTCTCGTTGGGAAAATCACCGGGGCGCTTGGTGGCCTACCCGGCAAGCTTCGCACCATTGGCACACAAATGATTGACGGCATGATTAGCGGCATTAAGGCCATGGCCGCGAATGTTGTTGATTCGATTGTTGGCGTGGCTAAGGGTGCGATTGATAAAGCGAAGTCGTTCCTAGGCATCCATTCACCGTCTCGATTGTTCCGTGACGAAGTTGGTAAGCAGATCACCCGAGGCATGGCTGAGGGTATCGTTGCCGACCAGGGCAAAGCCGTAAAGGCCATTGAGTCAGTTTCAAAGGCGGTCACTAAGGCCGCTGAGACGCTGGTCAAGGATGAAACTAAGCGCCTACAATCTGCACGTTCGAAGCAGAATAAGGCGATTAGCGCCCAGAACAAGAAGATTTCGAAACGCAATCAGGCACTTGGCAAGAAGGCTTCCAACCTTGGAGCCTTGTCTTCTTCAGCGGCTACAGCCAAGGCCCGCAAGAGCTTGGGCAATAAGGCCACTAAGAAGGCGGTTGCGGCTGAAGCGAAACGTTTACAGGCGGCTCGCAAAGCTCAAATCAAGTCGATCCGGAACAGCAAGAGCGGGCGCTTAGATTCCTTAGGTTCGTTATCTAAAGATGACGCTGAGAAGCAAGCTAAACGAAATGTTCGCGTGCAGCTCAAGGCGTTGGCGAAGGTTCAGAAAGAGCTTGACCGGCAAGCGACTGTTACCAAGGGTATTTGGGAGTTTGGCGGGGTCAAGGGTGTTCAGCGTCTTGTGAACTCGTTGAGCAAGGCGGGCAACTGGACAAGCAACGCGACTAAGCAAACTCGTTCGGCAACCCTTACCGACTTGGCTAAGGCCCGCGAAGTTATGGCTGACCGTATCGAGTCGGCTAACAAGCGTCTTGACGAAATGGTTGATTACCGCAACCAGAACGCCGAGCGCATCATGGGTGAGCTTGATTTAAAGCCAACCGAGGGTAAGGACGGCAAGAAGAAGAAGCTGAGCATTGCCGAGGTTTCTTCGCGTGTGAAGTCGTTGGCGGCTAAGGCGAAACAGTTCGCTTCTAAGCTGGCAGCTTTGGGCAAGGCGGGACTTCCACCGGGGCTGATTTCTGAGATTGCCGGTTATGGCACGACTGAGGGTATTCAGGTTGCGAACGCGATTCTTTCGGGAACAAAGAAACAACAGTCAACCCTTGGTAAGGATTGGAAGGGTCTTGAGTCGGCTTCGAAGCGTTTCGGAACGGTAGCCGCTGGAGAGTTCTTTGGGGTTGGTATTGCTGCTCAACAGGGGATTATCAAGGGCCTTGAGTCTGATGATAAGAAGCTGAAGAAAGCGGCTGAAAATCTGGCTTCGAAGCTGACTAAGGCGACACGTAAGGCGTTGGGTATTCATTCCCCGTCTCGGGTGTTCCGTGACCAGGTTGGTTCGTATATTCCTGCTGGTGTTATTGCGGGTATTGATCAGGGTCAGAGTGAGCTTGATAACCGGGTTGCTGGCATGGTTCGAACTGCCCCGCCAGCCTCGCAGACCACGGCGACGGCTCCGACTATTGGTGGCGACGGTATGCCTGTTGAGGGCTTTACTGTCAACGGTCCGCTAGTCACGGTTGAACGCTTGGTTGTTGATAATGATCGACGCGTGAAACAGGTGGCGCAGGAATTGCATACACGTGGTTCTCGTTCTGCGCGTGCGCAGGGCAAAACGGTTATGGCTGGGGTGACGCGTTGAGTTTCATTTATGGCGGTTCGGATTCGAACAGCTTGGCCGGGGTGACGGCTACTCTAAACGAGTGGCCGTCACTGGACGGTTTGAGCCTTATTACCGAGGAAACCCCAGGGCATGACGGGCGAAGCTTTCACGGGGCAACCCGCGAATTTTCTCAGTTCGTTTTCGAGGTGATTATCTCGGGCGCAACTTCTGAAGAGGTTGCGCAACGGCGCGATAATTTCGTTGGCATGATTGACCCGTCTCGCGGGCCGCGCCCGCTGGTTGTTGAGTTCGATACGTTGTGGCAATGGCAAAACGTCATGGTTTCGGAAAGCATCAGCTGGGAGCGGTTCGGCTGGCAACGCGGTTCAGGGTTCAACCTTCGCGGTGAAGTTACCTTCGAAACGGTTGGCTTGCCGGATGCTCGCGAGGTTACCCCGCAGAGCGTTGCGTTCACGGGAACAACTTTGTTCACGTTGTCGCGTGGCAACACGGCTTCTTATCCTAAGCTGACTTTCCCGGCGACGAATGCGACCGGCCAACCGCCTTTCGTAGTGAAGATTGGCGCGTTCACTGTTGAGGTGAAGGCAGGCATTGCTACCGGGTTGCGTGCGTCGATGGATTGGGAAACATTCGAATTCTATTTGCTGAATGCTTCAGGTTCGAGGGTGGCTTCGTTAGTGCCCTTCATGAGTCATTATCAACGCCCAATGTTGGCGCAGGGTGTGCCGACTTCGATCAGCGTCACTAAGTCTGGTGCGGGCGTTGCTGGCGCCGTGTTGTATCCGAACAATCGGAGGGTTTAGTCAATGTATGATGACCGGTTTGCTTGGTCGGGCGAAATCCCGTTGGGTTTCCCCGGCCTGAATCCTATTGCTTTGCAGAGGATCACGCCTGATGCGGGGCTAATTTACAGCGATAGTGTTACCCCAACGCGCAAATGGTCGCGTGTGGTTGGCGGCGCTAATGACGGGTTTGTTCAGGGCGCTTGGGGCTACCAAATGAGCTTGAACAGCGTCAATCCGGCAACGGATAAGGGCGGCTTCAAGCTACCGCATTTCTCGGGCTTGTGGCCGTCTGCTGGCAAACTTCTTATGGGTTTGTGGACACGCCAGAACTATGTCATGGCGCACAGTCCGCTAATGTCTTCGCGTGGCGGTACGCCGTTGACTTACCTCGCAACAACGGCATCAGGTCGGTTGCGTCATCAGGTTTACAACTCTGCGGGCGTGGCGATTCTCGACCAATACGAAGATCACCCTTGGGTTCAAACGGCGGGTTGGCAGTTCGTTGGGCAACTGTTGGACATGGATGCGAAAACGTCTCAAATGTTCTCGGTCAACCAAGCAACCAAGGCGACTTGGATTGGCCCGGTGCGCACCTTTACGGGCGTGCCGAATGCGGCCTGTACCGCTGACCTTGACGTGTACATGTTGCCTACGGGCAGCGTGTGGACTACAGGCGTTTTTGACGAAGCGCTTGTAGCTCACCCGACCGGCGTATTCAGTCTTACTGACTTTGTTGACTCAATGTCTTTGGGCTTGTGGGCTGACGGGCAGTTGAACGCGAACCGAACCAACTTCACCGTGTCCGAATCGGGCATCGTGCCGAATGGTGCGAATCGCGAGATTTCGACGGGTGCTGAGCGTCTTTCGTGGACGGCTCGCCCGGTACTTGTCGGCGCACCGGCTGGCGTTGTGCCTTACTGGTCATCTGACAACGGGGCTTCATGGCAGACGGGCGCCGAGTTGCCGGAGCCTTTCAACGGCTTGTTGCGTTGGACTGTGCCTATTGTTCAGGGGCAGTCTTTCAGCGGGTTTGATGTTGTTGAACCTGTTGAGCCACCGCCGACGCTTGAGCCGATTGCTGACCGTTCGTTGGATCAGGGCGACATTGTGCACGTGCCTTTGTCGTTCTTTGCGTATAGCGCGCCAACGTGGACGGTTGAAGCGCCCTCAATGGCTGGCGTGACGGTAACTGATGGCGTTTTGTCGGTTGCCGCTGGTTTCCAAACCGGTTCGGGTTTGGTCACTGTTACTTTGTCGGATGACCTGAATCGTTCGGTGTCTCAGTCGTTCACGGTGACGGTTATCCCGCGCCAGTGGGAAGAGCCGGATGCACCCGAGCTCGCGCATTCGCCGATTGTCCTTTGGGGCGAGTCGCTACCTGAAGCGGTTCTAATTGACCCGTTGGATGCTGTGGTCACTAACGAAGTGAACGGCGAACAAAAGTTTGAGTTTTCGCTACCGGTAGACCACAAGTACGCGGGCGTTATTGAGAACGAACGTTACGTGTCGGTGGCGGGGGAGAAGTACCGTGTTCGCCGTACTGAGAAGTCACGTAATGGCGGACAGCTTCTTCTTGACGTTTACGCTGAGGCCGAGTTTTACGACTTGGCTACGGCTACCAAGGTCAGCGCGAAGGACTGGAAACAGGTCACGGCGGGCGAGGTCATGACTACTGCACTCACTGGCACAGGGTGGAGCGTTGGAATTGCTAACGTGACCACGCTTCGCACCTATGAGACTGAAGAAACTAACCCGCTGGCTTTGTTGCGTTTGGTTCAGGAGAACCATGGTGGCGATTTGGTGTTTGATAACAACGCCAAAAAGGTTTCGTTGGTTACTCAGTCTGGGCGCGATAAGGGTGTTGGGTTCTTCTATGGGCGCGGGCTCACTGAGGCGCGTCGTATCGCAGACACAACCGCCTTGGTTACCCGCTTGCATGTGAAGAACGCGGACGGGCTCACGATTGCGAGCGTCAACGGTGGCAAACCGTATATTGACGATTTCAGTTTTACGAGTGATGTTCGCGTTGACACTTACGAGTTCAAGTCGGGCACTACACCGTTCACCATGCTTGAAATGTCTCAGGTGATGTTGGCGAAGCGTGCCAAGCCTGAGTATTCGTATGAGGTCAAGGTAAGTGATTTGTCGGTTCAGTCTGGTTCGCAGATTGACCGGTTCGGCGCTGGCGACTTGGTGACGGTTGTTGATAACGACCTTGGGATTTCGACGGCGCAACGGATTGTTCGGCTCGAATATGACGTTGTGAATCCGTGGGATTCTGAGATTACTTTGTCGGCTGTGCTTCGTGAGACTGGTTCGGATGACGTGAACGATGCGGGCACTTTGAACACTGGTTCGGGTGTGGCGACGTTTGACCTTGTGCCGTTCAACCTGTTGCTGAATGGCCGGTTTGATAACGCTATGGAGCATTGGGCGTTTCATGGTGCGCAGCACGTTGAGGGTGGCGTGACCGGTGATTATGCGGTTGCGTTGAGTGGCGCGGGCGAACGGTGGATTGAGCAGACTGTTCAACCTGATAACCGTTCGGCTTACGCACTGAGTTTTGACTTGTCTTCAGGTGGCCCGGCTGGCTGGGTTCCGAACGTGAAGGCTGAAGTTGAAGTTACTTATGAAGATGGGTCAACGGAGATTATCGAAATTGATCTTGTTTAGGGGGCTGGTGTGCCAAGTGGTGTATTGAGGGTGAACGCTCGCCCGGCGAAGATGAAACTTCGAATCACATCGTCGGGCGCACCGGCTTCGGCCAACGTTGAAATTACTGATGTGATGTTTCAGCCGGGCGCTGCAGTGTCGGGCTGGTTGCCTCACGTAACAGAAATGCCGTGGGTATCGGGTGTAACCGATATGGATTCAGGGGGTGGCAGTGTGGTTATTCGTTGGGAAGATATCGAGGGCAAGCCGATAAGCTACCCGCCAGCGAGCCACGTTCACACCATTGACCAAGTGACCGGGCTACAAGGAGCGTTGGATTCCAAAGCGTCTTCTAGTTCGGTCGCGTCGATTGTGACCCCTGCGAAAAAATGGGCGGGGCTTGTCTCTGCACATGACTCGGCGGTGACGGTTGAGTTTGACCCTGACTATGGGTGGATTTCTTGGATTGACTTATCGAAGCTTTCCACGGTTGGCGATATAGCGTTTTCGTTCCCGCACTCGGCTTCTTCAAGCACTGCAGCGCGCCCTTACGGGTGGAGCATGAACGTTCTTACCGAGGGCATTGGGGGAGTGACCGCGCTTCGACCCCGCGTCGATTATATGAACGGCGCAACGGTGACCGGTTCGAACGCTGAGTTGTCTTTGACGGCTTGGGCGACATGGGGTTACTCGGTTGTGCATGACTTTATTTTGCCCGCGTCACGTTTGCCGAGACCGACGTTTGTCGTTGTCGGTAACACTGTCGGTTCTACGGGGCGTATCGGTTTGACTCGCCCAGTACTTGCAACTAAATCGGAGGTGAGCCAGTAGCTATGACTTTGGTTCCGAATCAGCCGTATCCAGACCTTATCGCGTGGGAAGACTTAGAAAGTATCCTGATTAGCGGGTGGGGTGTTCCAGGCGATTATCAGTCATTGCAGGGCAAGGCTGACAAGAACGACGTAACCATTTTCGGGCGCGTGCAAATTGGCGACTTACATATTTTCGCTAATGTTCCGCTTCACCTTTCGCCAGCTCGGCCAATCAGTTTGAACGCGCAGATACTCGGTGGCCCGTCTTGTCTTGTGGAGTTGCAATATCGCTCAAGCGTCGGGATTTACCAGATGGTCTTGTCAGCGTTTTCGCTTGGTATGACGAACGCTGAAGTGATTGCTACGTACAAGGGAAAGTACCTGTCGATTTTCGGAACATACCCACGAAAGGCGGTGTGACCGTGGCGCTGGATTTACCTGTCCTGTCAACCCCGTACCCGTCGATGTATCCGATCTATGACCTAAGCCAGTTCTTGTCGCTGGGCATCGCTACGACTTCTACGGGAGGCGCATTCTCGGTTTGGGGTCAGATCACACCGAACCTTGTAATGGTCTCGTTGCGCGTGAATCCCTCGGGAATTGTTAATGAAGCCTCGGGAAACATCATTGAGGGTCTACCCAATGAGTTCAAACCGGTTGTCAACACGCCAGACTCGGCTTTGCAGGGAATCTTCTTATTGACTGATGGGCGCGTTTGGAAACGACCCTACTCGCAAACCGGTTGGTATCTTGCCGAGAGAACAGAGGTTTCTTGCATGTTTACAGCACCACGGAGGGCAGTATGAGCAGCATTTACGACTTTCCCAAAGTGCCTTCGCCTTACCCAGACAAAACGCCTTGGTATGACCTTTCGAGCCTAACCGTGAATGGTTGGGCAGGGGACGGGCGAACGTTCGTTTTCCTTGCAAAGATTGAAGATAACCAAATCAGTTTCTATCTGCGCACAAGGTACGGAACAAGCAACGTCGTAGTAACTGATTTACCGACCGAGCTACGGCCACCGTTCCAGCTGGTGTTCAATGCGTATCTAGCGATCAACGAGTCTGGCTATTCTTGCTTATTCACGCCTGACGGCAAGGTTCAGATTTGGGTTTCAGGCAACGACTATTCGCGGGTTGCTAACGGCAGTCTTCTAAACCTAGTTGTCGAATCAACATATGCGCGGAGGGTGTGATGACAGTGTTACCCGGTCAGCCGTACCCTGACCGCCCAGCCTGGGAAGACCTTTCGCCGATGCTATTCAACGGTTGGGGCGTGCCTGGGGAGGCCCAGAATTTACAGGCTTTCGTTGATGGGAACACTGTCACGATTTTTGGACGAGTGCAGATCGGCGCCAGCACGCATGCAATGGTAATACCAGAACATATGGAGCCGATACGACAAGCTTCGTTGGACGCGCTTATCTTGCGCGGGCCAACATGCCAAATGGAAATTCGAACGCATCCAAGCAATGGTCGGTGGAATTTGTTCCTGTCTGGTTACGCACTGAATCTGAGTGGCGCAGAAATGTTAGAAAAGTACGCAGGTATGTACGTCTCAATTAGGGGCAGCTATCCGCGTAGGATGCCTACGACCTAGGAGGCTTTTTGCGTCTACAGCAACCGATCTACGTCAAAAAGCCTGTGAAGTCTATCCGGCTTAGGATCACAGCTACCGACGTTCCTGAATCGTCATCTGTGCTGATTACCGACGTGCAACTACAAGCCGGAGAGCTAGCAACTGGCGTAGTACCCAACGCGCTAGAAGCCGGAACGAAACAGCTCGGCAAACAATACCGCAACGGGGTAGTCAACAATCGAATGACCCTAGTAGCCCTATCTAATGCCGACGCTGCAGCGCCCGTACGCATGCGAGTCATCAACGCCAAAGGTGAAACCCGCATCGGCTCCTACCGTTACGGCAAACTAAACGGCACGGCAGTAACCGACGCACGCCAACACCTAGCGTCGAAAGGTTGGGGAAGACCGCCAACAATCACCGAGCGGTCAAACCTCAACCTAGAAGCATTCGCGACCGGTCGCCTACACTTGCGCCTCGCCTGGAACGAAAGAGAATGATGACACCAAACGTTTGGGTATGGGTCGGGCTTAGCTGGACCGAGCGAATCCGCATGGTTCTAGAGAACTACGGCGACCGGCTGACCGATGTATCAATCTTCGGTTGGCGGGTCGGCTCCAACGGGGCGCTAGAACAAACCTTTGACCCGTCACTGTTGGATGTGTACCGGGCTAAATGGCCTCACCTACGCTTCTGGCTGTGCTTCAGGAACGACGGCGTAGGCTCAGTGTTTACGGCTCTACGGAACGACGAAACCGCCCGCGCACGGCTCATGTCTGACCTTGGCGACGTGATCGACGCTCACCCTTGGCTACACGGTATCGACATTGACCTAGAGCAAGGCGGGGCGGCATCCAACAACGTTGCCGCTGAAGCCTTGTTCAAACAGGTTGCTGACCTCGCGCACGGGCGAAACATGCAAGCCTCGGCAGCTCTACCCGCACTAACCTCCACCGGCTCAGTTGGTGGAGAAGACTGGGTGCGCTACAAGCAGCTCGGCGCGCTCATGGATCACGTTTCGATCATGTCCTATGACTTCGCCTGGTCAGGTTCAGCGCCCGGCCCGGTGTCGCCCGGCTTCTGGTTGGAAGAGGTTTACAACTGGGCGAGTTCACAAATCACCCCGTCAAAAATCAGTATGGGCTTACCGCTCTACGCCTACTTCTGGTCAATCCATGACTACCCCGAATCGTGGGGCGCGACACGGCGAGGCATTTCAGGAACGTATTACAGTGCTTGGCAATACTTTTCAGGCTCTCGCGCATGGTCAGACTCAGGAACGCATTACCCTATCGGCTGGGTAGCGTACCGGGATTCGTTGAGCATGAGCGCGTGGGGTTTCTTGGATTGCTACGACTGGAAAGAGCCGACCCAATGGGAAGACTCAAGCGGTGTCTTCTCAGGCGTGTTTGCTAACCGTGAATACGCCGTACGCTACGGGCTACCGGCTGGCGTTCCTCAATGGTCAGTCTCAGATAACTCGGTTGGCTCAAGCTATGTTGACTATGAGTTCAACGCTGAACCGGTCATTGCATCGAACGGTGACACTGTTTCGCCGAAAGTTGGTTACACGTTGACCGCCGAAATAATTCAGCGCGAACCAGTAGCCGCAACAATCATTGATGACTATGCCACTTCAACCCAACAGTTGAACGCCGTTTACACTCAACCATCTGGCGCATGGGCTTACCAAGCCGTCACGTCAAGCTACAACCAATATCGGGGAACTGGCACGCTACGGTTCGGCAACGACTTTGGCGCGCAATCGCTCTACGCCATGGCACGATTCCAGTTCGCAACCGCTGGCCGGTTCAGTGTCACCTCGCAAGGAATTACCGCTGAACTATCCAGCGCGGGCGAACTGAAGCTGTTGCGCGGCTCAACCGTGTTGGCAACGAAACAGTTCGGCGCGCAGGTTGTCGGCGGCGCAGCGCAGGTTGGCCGGTGCGTACTCGGTTTACGAGTGCGCGAAAACAGTGCCCGCGTGTACTTCTCGCAGGCAGAAACAAGCATCCCGTTACAGCTAGAAGTCACCACAACGCCACCGGGCGGGCCGACAGAGTTTAGTTCAACCGGCATCGCTTGGATTGATCACGCCTACCTTGGAGACGGCTGGTGGTATCAACCCCGCGAAGCCGTGGAAGTCACTGTCAACGGTGTGTCAAAAGTGTTGGGGCGTATCGAACGAACCGGCGTTACATGGGATGACAAGAACCGGTTCAAGCCAGATTCCGACGTAGAAGAATCCACAACACGCGAAACCGGGCTATCCCTCGACTGGGTTTACGCACATTGGAAAGACCTGCCAATAACGACCGGAGTCAACACCACGTATCGAGTCCGACCTCTCGACCATGACCTTTGGCTAGGTCGGCTCATGGCGTTGGACCGTGACGGGGCAAGCATCGTTTACTTCACCGACGCAACAACGATCACCCATTGGCGCGGTCGCGCTGTCCTTGACTGGGGCTTGCAGGGCATTGCCCTGTGGTCGCTCGGTCAAGAAGACATGCGACTATACGAAACCCTTGAGGGCGGGCTACTGCCAGCCAACACGAAACGACTAGACGAATAAAGGCGAAATGCTATACACAATTTCGACCGCGATAATCGAAGCCGACGAACCTCGAAAGGCTTTGATTTCCGAACCGATTATCTTGGCGATACTGACTCTTTTCGGGGTAATCGTCACAGCTTACCTAACCTACTTAGGCGTAAAGGCCAAGGTTGACCGGGAACAGCAAGACTCAGACCGGGCGCGTATGAAAGCCCTTGAAGATCGTTTGGACGATACCGAGCGCCGAAACGTCGGCTTGTGGGCTTACTGCCGGGCACTCATTGACCATATTTATAAAGGTGGAGGCGCACCGCCGCCAGACCCGCCCCACACGATCAAAGACCTATTCGACTAGACCGTTCACGCGGTCTTTTTTTATGCCCTGACGCAAACGCGCCGGGGCTTTTCTTATGCCCAAAACAGGGCAGAAAGTGAGTTCGAAAATGGCTGTTTCTCGCCTCGGCTGGGATTTGCTAGAGCCAACATCTACCCGCCTTGTGAGCTTCAAATGGATCACCGGCAAGGTTCGAACCGGTGACGGTCAAGTAATCCTGGACTACCTGTGCGAACGCTTCAATTCTGAGGTTGAACCAATCGTCAAGGGCTGGTCTTGGGGCTACGCAAAGCGCGACGTACGCGAAGCCTCGGGCATCCCTTCCGAACATCAGACCGGTTGGGCGATAGACATTAACGCCCCAGTCCACGGCCTCGGACTTGTGAACACTTTCAGCAACTCTGATGAATCTGCCATTCATCGAATCCTGAAGGACTTGGGCGGGGCGGTTCGTTGGGGCGGTGACTACGGAGGCCGCAAGGATGAAATGCACTTTGAGCTTCAGGGCGGGCTTGCCCTTCTGAAGCGTGTTGCCGACAAGATTCGCGCCGGTTCTTCCCTTGGCTCGGTAACCCCGCAAGCGTCGAAGCCAAAGCCAGCCCCTAAGCCAGCTTCGACCCGCCCAACCGATTACGCGAAGCTCGCGACCGATGGAAAGTTTGGCAAACAGTCCGTTGAGGCGGCCCAAATCCTTATGTCGCAGATCGGCCTTTACGAACGGGCGATTGACGGCGAGCTTGGCGAATACACATGGAAGGCGTTGCAAGAGTGGCTGACCGGCCTCGGCCACTATGGCCGGGCTATCGACGGCAAGCCAGGCTATTACACCTACCTCGCCTTGCAACAGTTCCTACGCAAGAAGGGTCTCTACCCGGCTTCGAAGTGGTTGCTTGACGGCAAGTTTGGACCGGCGACTATTGCGGCGTTCCAAAAATATTTGAACACCCAACGCGGCTAACAAGCCGTTTCCACTTGTGCCGCCCGTAACTGTTTCGCGGGCGGCATTCCTCAACCCTCAAACAGATTGGAGACCCAGTGAAGAACTGGACTCAACTTATCCCGGCCAATATCCGCAACGCGCTCTACATCGGCTTTGGTGTCCTATCGCTGGCACAGTCCGCGATTCTCGCCTATAGCGCAGCCGTTCAAACCCCGGCGCCTATTTGGGCTATCGGTGGCGGTGCTGTTCTCGGCGTGATTGGTGGCGCGTTCGGCTTCGTGGCAGCGGGCAACGTCGATGTGTCTAAGACGTTCGATGAAACGGTGAAGCAAGCCGCGCAGGACGCGAAGACCGCTTACCCGATTCCTGGGGAGCACGCGGCAACTACCGCCGACCCTGAACGCTACAACGTCGACCAGTAGCAACCCATAGTTTTCAGCCCGTTAGAAGCGATTCTGGCGGGCTGTTTCATGCCTCGCGTCAACCGGCGCGGGGCTTTTCAACGCCCAAAAATGGGCAGAACGGAGCCAGCAGAATGGCTTACCCAGCAACCGCTATCGTGCAAGACGCCGTATGGAACGCGAGCGCAACCAAGTATTCAGAAACCACTCACGCCCTTCAGGTGGAGATGCGCAAGAAAGGCTACTACACAACCGCCTACCTTCTTGATGGAAAGTTTGGACCAGCCACTATCAAGGCGTGGCAGCGCTACATGCGCGACTATGGCCGCTACGAAGGCAAATACACCGGCGCGATTGATGGCGAGGTGAAGGGAATGACCATTTCGGCCGCATACAGCTTCTTAGCTCCAGACGGTGGCAACGCTTGGGGAGTGATCTATAACTACAATCTCAACCCGCAGATCATTTTCCCTGAGTACAGCACAACCCTAGCTTGGCAGAAGTTCTTGAACTACCGCCGAAACAAGGCCTAGTCACGAAAGCGCCCCGCACGATCAAATGATCATGCGGGGCGCTTTTTTGCGTTTAAGTTCTAGAAGTCTTGCAAGTTATCACGGGTGGCTTTTCCTGTTGCGCCATTAGTGGATGAAACATGCACTTCCTTGAGAGCTGGCGTGTCATTGCCCGCCGTGAACATGATTGTATTCCCTAGAATATTCAATTCTTTTGTAGACCATTTGCCACCGCCGACAGTGACACCGAGAATGCCTTTCGACTCTTCGCTCCACTCGGTGATGTAGTGGTGTGGCAACTTCTTATTGAACTGGTCGAAAGACGATTTACTGTTTCCGTTCAAAAACAGGTTGATCATGTCATCAGCCCATGCTTGCCCGGCATCCACCTTTTTCGTTTTGGTGGCACTAGGTGACTCTGCAGCCAACGCAGGGGCAAGGCTAGCCGACGCGCTAGGCGTGCTTGTGGCGCTCGGCGTAGCATCAGCCGACTGATTGCCCGCCGTGCACCCGGCAAGGGCTAGAGCAGCAACGAGAGCGAGCGGGGCAAGACGTTTCAAGATTCCTCCAAAAGTATTTGATTCAAGTCTATTAGTAGGGTCAGACGGTTAGACCCAATGAAAAGTTGCGGAAGGGTAACGATCAATAACGCGGGCAGCAATCGCCAACCACCAACCGTTAGGCCGGTCGCCGTCACCTTCAGGGAACGACACCGAGTCGCCACCCTTCGCGACCTCAAGGCAAGACTCAAAATCAACGTCATGAGTTGCCCGCACATCTAACAGCGCTTCAAGTGCGCTCGGTCCAGGCGAATACTTACCCGATTCCCAACCCCGAATAGTGCGGGGATTGATCGAAAGCTTTTCGCCGAGCTGATCAGCGGTCAAGCCAACCAAGCGGCGGGTTGCCGAAATCTGTTCAGGGGTCAT